ACCGCCTCGTCCACCGGCACCCTGAGCATCTCCCCGGCGATCTACACCGCCGACCATGCCCTGGCGACTGTGGACTCGTTCCCGCAGGCGACCGCTGTGGTCACGATGCTGGGCAGTGCCTCGACGCAGTACGCGCAGAACCTGTCGTACCACAAGGATGCGATCACGCTGGCGACGGCTGACCTGCTCCTGCCGCAGGGTGTGGACATGGCTTCGCGCCAGACCCACAACGGCATCTCGATGCGGATCGTGCGTCAGTACGACATCAACAACGACCGGATGCCGTGTCGTGTTGACGTTCTGTACGGCTACGCTGCGATTCGTCCTTCGATGGCGACCCGCATCTGGGGCTAACCTGACCGGGGCTTCGGCCCCTGTCTCCCACATTCACATTTTTGGAGAAACATCATGAAATTCTTTTCCTTTCTCAACCCTTTGTCGTTTTTGACCCTCCATGCGCTCCCTGGGGTCGGTGGTGGCTATCAGGTCGGCGATGGCAACATCAGTGAGGTGGAGTTGTCCGTCAACCCTCCCGTGGCTGCTGCCAAAACGACCGCAGTCACCCTGACTGTCGATGAGTTCACGAGTGGTCTGGTTGTGACCAATTTTGGTTCTGCCTTGGCATTGACGACCCCGACCGCCGCAGCCCTTGATACAGCCCTGGGGAACGCCAAGATCGGCTCGGCGTTCAACTTCACCATCTGCGGCACGGGAGCCTTCGCCAACACCCTGACGGGAGGTACGGGAGTGACTGTGGTGGGCGCTGCTGCTACCCCCGCCACGACCATCGCATCGGGTACGTGGCGTGTGCAGAAGACTGCCCCCGGCGCATGGTCCGCATACCGCGTCTGACCTGAAGGACTTCGGTCTGACACTCTAAAAGGACAGGGGACTTCGGTCCCCTGTATCACATGGTCATCTACCTTCGACACCCCCTCCACGGCACCAAGGTTGCAATTTCCGAGATTGAGGCAGAATATGACCTCAAAGCCGGATGGTTGCCGTACAATCCAGATACGCCCGTCGAGGCGGCTCCAGTCAAGAAACCGGATGGCAGGTTAAAGGCAAACCGGCGCAAGCCCGTCGAAGGAGCAGAAAATGGCATCAGCGGGTGAAATCATCAATGGGTCGCTCCGACTGATCGGGGCACTGGCCGAAGGAGAGGTGCCTTCTGCCGAAACCTCTGCCGATGCCCTGATGGCAATGAATCAGATGCTCGACTCGTGGAACACCGAGCGGCTGATGATATACAACACCATCGACCAAATCTTCACTTGGCCTTCGGACGAAATCACCCAGACCCTCGGACCCACGGGTGACTTTGTGGGTCTGCGTCCCGTGGCACTTGACGACTCCACGTACTACCGGGATGCGTCCACGGGTGTCTCGTTCGGCATCAAGTTCATCAACCAGCAACAGTACGATGGGATCGCGGTCAAGACCGTGACCTCCACTTATCCACAGGTCATGTGGATCAACATGGAGTACCCCGACATTGCGATGACCATCTACCCGAAGCCCACACGGGCGCTGGAGTGGCACTTCGTGTCTGTTCAGGAACTGACGCAACCCGCGACCCTGGCAACAGAACTCGCATTCCCTCCCGGCTACCTGCGTGCGTTTCGATACAACCTCGCCCGTGAGATTGCCGCTGAGTTTGGCATTGAGCCTCCTCGCACCGTGTCCCAGATTGCGAACGTGTCCAAGCGCAACCTCAAGAGCCAGAACAACCCGAATGACATCATGAGCATCCCGTATGCCATCATGGTCAGTCGCCAGCGGTTCAACATCTTCGCAGGTAACTACTGATGAAGACGCCCATCCTCGGAGGCTCCTATGTCGCACGCAGCGTCAACGCTGCGGACTCGCGCATGGTCAACCTTTTTGCCGAGGGCATCCCCGAAGGTGGCAAGGAGGCGGCATTTCTGAACCGCGCACCCGGCCTGCGGCTCCTCGCTACGGTGGGCGATGGTCCCATCCGGGGACTGTGGCGCATGGGGGACTATGGGTACGTGGTGTCAGGTAAGGAGTTGTACCGGCTGAACCCGGACTGGACCTCCCTGTACATCGGGAATCTGTCTGGCACCGGACCCGTGAGCATCGCGGACAACGGGACGCAGATGTTCATTGCCTGCAATGGCCCCAGCTTCATCTACAACTCGACCACTGAGGAGTTTGCCCAGATTGCCGACGCTGACTTCCCCGGCGCGGTGACGGTCGGCTACCTTGATGGGTACTTTGTGTTCAACGAGCCGAACAGTCAGAAGGTCTGGGTCACGAGTCTGCTGGACGGGACTGTCATCGACCCGCTGGAGTTCGCCAGTGCCGAAGGCTCCCCCGACCAGTTGGTCGCTGCCATCGTGGACCACCGGGAGGCATGGCTGTTCGGAACCAACTCCATTGAGGTCTGGTATGACGCGGGGAGCGCGGACTTCCCCCTCCAGCGCATCCAGGGCGCGTTCAACGAGATCGGCCTTGCCGCCGCGTACTCTGTCGCCAAGCTGGACAACGGTCTGTTCTGGCTCGGTGCTGACTCCCGTGGTCAAGGCATCGTCTATCGCTCCAATGGGTACACCGGCAAGCGCATCTCGACCCATGCTGTCGAGTGGCAGATTCAGCAGTACGGTGACATCTCGGATGCCATCGGGTACACGTACCAGCAGGACGGCCATGCCTTCTACGTGCTGGTGTTCCCCTCTGAAGACACCACATGGGTCTATGACGTTTCCACGGAACTGTGGCACGAGCGTGCAGGGTTCCACGAGGGTCAGTTTGTGCGCCACCGTGGAAACTGTCAGATGGCTTACAACGGCGAAGTGGTCATCGGGGACTTCGAGAACGCGAACGTCTATGCCTTCGACCTGAACGTCTACGCCGACAACGGCTCGATCCAACGCTGGCTCCGGTCCTGGCGTGCGCTGCCCACGGGCAAGAACGACCTGAACCGCACGGCGCAGCACACTCTCCAACTGGACTGTGAAACGGGTGTTGGCTTGAACACAGGGCAGGGGTCGGACCCTCAAGTGATGCTCCGCTGGTCGGATGACGGTGGGCACACATGGTCCAACGAGCATTGGTCCAGCATGGGCAAGATCGGCAGGTATGGATACCGGACCTTCTGGCGCAGGTTGGGCATGACCATGAAGATCAGGGATCGCGTGTACGAGGTGTCTGGGACTGACCCGGTGAAGATCACCATCATGGGGGCGCAGTTGATCCTGTCGCCCACCCGGCAATGAATGTCACGAGCATTCCCGCCCCGCGTGTCCCGTTCATTGATGAGCGTACCGGACTGATTTCGCGTGAGTGGTACAGGTTCTTCCTGAATCTGTTCACCCTGACGGGCAGCGGGACCACGGATGCCTCGTGGACTGACCTCCAGTTGACCCCCACGACCCAACCGTTCATGGTCGACGTTGATCTGCAAGGGATGGGGTCTGTGTGTCCGGTGTGTCAGGGTGTCACCCCATCAGATGACCCCGCGTTGCAGGTTCTGCCTGCGTACCCGGTGCCAACGGATGATGCTGCCCTGATCCCCGGCTCTCCCGAGCAACGACCACAGGACTTGATCATCCCCTCGTACCCCGAGATGGTCCTGCCGGATGTTCTGACCCCCATCGACCCCCTCGGGATTCTCCAGCGTGTTGATTCGCTGGTGTCGGACATGCAGAGGTTGACCCTGGCACCTCCGTTCGTTCCCGTACAGACAACCTCATCCACCGACACCCGGCGCGGGTCGATCCGCAAGTACTCGACCACTCAGACCATCGGGACGCTGGGTGCCAGTTACGTGGCGATCACAGGGTACGATGCCAGCGGGTTCACATCCGGCAGCGGTGTGACGACTGACCTGACCAACGGGACGCTGACCCCTGCCTACGCGGGGGACTACATGTTCGTCATGAACGTATCTCTCCAGTTTGATTCGAGTGGTCTGTCAAGGTTGTTTGCGATGCGGGTGTACGACACGACTGCATCGGCGGCACTGACCAATGTGGCGATCACCCCGTTTGTGGCACCCGACCTCGTGGGCTACACATTTGGTGTCACATTGCCGTTTACGATCTCATCTTCGCAAGTCGGTCATGCACTTCGTCTTGAGATTGGTGCGGGGAGTTCCTTCACCACGACCACGGTTCCCAACGCCACCTTCGCCATGTACTCGGTAGGACTACTATGACAACCAACATCGCACCCCAACCCAAACTCCAGTTCTTCGACGCGAACGGTGCGCCCCTGTCGGGTGGCAAGCT